GAAAAGGAATTCGAGCGTTATGGAAATAGATCAGTAGCCTCATTCCTTAGAATGGTGGGTGCTGAAATGCCTTCTAACTCAGACATGATCAAATGGGCTGAGCAAGGAAGGTTACACACTAAATACCAATCTTGTACTTCCGCAGGTGCGGCAGCCGCAGTAAGTGGTGTTTGGACAGTTCCAGGCGTGGGCGTAGCCCCAGGCGTAGGAGCTAACAACCCTACTAACTTTAATCCACAGTTGAATGCCAATTCCGGCACTTTAGCTACACTTAGAGTTGGTCAGACAGTAATGATTTCAGATAATACCCCTGGATCTACATTACAGAATAAAGGCATCATCAGCGTTGCTCCTACCTCAGCAAATCCCGGAACATTTACCGTAGCTTATTACGAAGTAGGTGGTCAGGCGATGGCGGCGGCAGTGAGCTGTGATATCTTCATCTATGGTTCTGAGTTTGCGAAAGGAACAGTCGGCATGGTAGGCTCTAACGAGTCTGATGACTTCATCTTCGATAACAAGCCAATCATCATCAAGGACAAGTATTCTGTCTCTGGTTCTGACATGGCTCAAATCGGCTGGATTGAGGTTACATCTGAGAACGGTGCAACTGGCTACCTATGGTATCTAAAATCTGAGCATGACACTAGACTTCGTTTCGAAGACTATCTAGAGACAGCTATGGTGGAAGCAGTTCCAGCAGCAGCAGCTTCTGGTGCAGCCGACTTCCTACAAGGTGTAGGTGTAGGTGCAGGTGTTGCCGGTGCTTCAGGTTCTGACGGTATCTTCTACGTTGTAGGAAACAGAGGTAATGTTTTCGGCGGTGGTAACCCAGTAGCTTTGTCTCAGTTTGATCAAGTGATCCAACGTCTTGACAAGCAGGGTTCTATCGAAGAGAATGTAATCTTCGTTAACCGACAGTTCTCATTCGATATTGACGATATGCTAGCGGCACAAAACTCCTATGGAGCGGGTGGTTCTTCTTATGGTCTCTTTGACAATGATAAGGACATGGCTCTAAACCTAGGCTTCACAGGATTCCGTAGAGGTTACGACTTCTACAAGTCTGACTGGAAATACCTAAACGATCCTACTATGAGAGGTGGTGTAAATGCAGGTGCAATCAACGGACTTTTAGTTCCTGCTGGTTCAACCACTGTTTACGACCAAATCTTAGGCAAGAACGCTAAGCGTCCTTTCCTTCATGTTCGTTATAGAGCTTCAGAGACTGAAGATCGCCGCTATAAGACTTGGATCACTGGCTCTGCTGGTGGCGCAAGAACTAGCGACCTGGATGCAATGGAAGTCAACTTCCTATCTGAAAGAGCTGTATGTACCTTAGGTGCTAACAACTTCTTCTTATTCCAAGATGCATAAATAGCAGTTACCAAAGGGGGGGTGGTAACCCATCCCCCTTTTTAAATTAAATTAAATTATATTATCATGGCAAAACAAAAAGAAAAATACGAGAACAAAGCCTATAGGCTTTCAGGTCAGCAGCAGCCACTTTCATACATGCTAGCATCACGACACTCGTCAAGATCTCCCTTATTACATTTCGATGAAGAGCAAGGCATTAACCGCCCCCTTCGTTATGCAAGAAATCAGAAGTCTCCCTTTGAGGATGAGCAAGATGGAAATGCTATCCTAGAACCAATTGTGTTTGAAGATGGGATGTTAATAGTTGAAAAACAAAACCAAGCATTACAGCTATTTTTACATTATCACCCTAGCAACGGGATGGTATTTGAAGAGATAAACAACTCTCGCGATGCAGCCATAGAGCTGGAAGTGGTAGAGATGGAATTAGAGGCTCAGATAGAGGCTAAAAAAATTACAAAAGATGTAGATAAACTTACTTCTGTTTGTAGAGTATTAATGGGCAATAGCGTGGATAACATGACTATCCCTGAATTAAAAAGAGATGTTCTTTTATATGCTAAGGCTAGACCAGAGGATTTTATGGCTACCGTAAATGACCCTATGCTGGAGCTTATGGATACTGTTCATCAGTTTATGATGGCAGGGTTCTTAGCCTATAAAAACAATAATAAAGATGTGTACTATAGCCTTCCTAACAACAAGAAGAAAATGCTTACCATCCCTTACGGAGAAGATCCGTATTACATTATAGGCTCTTTCATGCAAAGCGATGAAGGCTTAGAGGTTTATAAGCTGCTAAACAACAAATTAAAAAACAAAAAATAATTCATTATCTTTGTAATATAAAATAATCTTAAACGATATATAAAATGGCAACAATCCCAACCACACAAAAATTCCATACGGTAGCCGATGCTACTGATACAACGGAATATGGCTCTGCACAACTAGCATCCGGAAGAGCAGTATTCACAATGCAAGACATCCTCGACACAGTCGTTGTTGGTGGAGGCGTTGACGGTTCAGGAACCGCAGGAGCTATTCCTCTATGGTCTGACTCTAACACAATTGGAGATTCTATTATCTCTGCTACGGGTTCTGCAGCAACTATTACTGGTAACTTAACAATGACAGGTTTTGCTACTAGTGTTTCAACTACAGGTAGTTCTAGTGCAACGACACTAACAACTAAAGATTATGTAGACGGACTAGGTTCAGGAACAGTAACTAATATTACATCTACAAGTGGTGGTGGTAATGTCGACATTATAGTAACTAACCCAACAACTACTCCTAACCTCCTGTTAAATTTTGGAGCTGACTCTACATATTATATTAATGGAGCCGGTGATGGAGCTACCATCGCTTCGCTTCCATTCCTACCTCTAGCGGGTGGTACTCTGACAGGATCTCTTACAACACTTGGCGTATCTGCTGGCGACGTAGTGGCTACCTCTTTCGCAGTTGATGCACTTCAGGCCGCACCTCTAAGTGCGACTGATGGCGGCACATTGGGAGAAATTAGATACGCGCTTGATGGAGGCGTTCACTATATATACCTTTGTATCGCTACAGACACGTGGCAGAGAATTGCACTAGCTACTTGGTAGTAAGTTAGTTTTTACTACATATGAAGAGAGGCCTACAAATAAAGTGGGCCTCTTTTTTTTTGTTATCTTTGTAAAAAGAATAAATTATGCCTATTAACGATGTAAGAAATACAGTGTTGGCTATAGCAAATAAAAACAACTACGGGTATATTTCTCCGGCTGATTTTAATCTATATGCCAAACAAGCTCAGATGGATATGTTTGAGGATTATTTTAATCAATATAATAATCAGCTGGTAAGAGAAAACCTACGGCAGTCAGGCAGCGGATATGCGGATATTACCAAAGGACTGGAAGAAGTGATAGACAGCTTCTCCGAGACGCAGACATTAGTAAATAACGGAGTAAACCTATTCTCTTTGCCGAGTAATTATTATTTGATAAATAAAATTAATTACTACCCGACAGTCGTTACGACAAGCACGACTACAGCCGCTGGAAGCTTTATTTTAACAGACGCAAATGCTACGTTTGTAACGAGCGGAATTCTTGCGGGGCAGGTGGTATCATCAACGTCCTCTACGAGCCTTACAGCCGGCCAGAGTGCCTATATCGTGAGTGTAGACAGCAATACCCAGCTGACATTGACAGAAAGTATATTTTCTTTGGCAGGGACAATAGGGGACACCTATGTTGTGGTATCAGCTACCGGAATAGTAGAGGTAGAAAGAGTTAACCAAAATAAAATATTTTACTTAAACTCCTCACCCCTCACCTCTCCGTCAGCAGGGTATCCTGCCTATGTGTTAGGGAATGCCACCAACACTGCTATGGGTAACACAGCAAATATTTATCCTACAACATTAACAACTCCAGGGACAATGTTCGCGCAATATGTCAGGTACCCTAACGCGCCTAAATGGACCTACGCCCAGCTCCTTGGAGGGGAGCCTTTGTTCGATGCCACACAAGCTGACTATCAAGACTTTGAGCTGCCCCTATCAGATGAGCCTATCTTAATAGCTAAAATCTGTCAATATATAGGAGTGGAGATAAGAGAAGAGGCGGTATATAATTTCGCGCAAGCAACAATAGCAGCTGATAAACAATAAAATATTCATTATGGCATATATAACAGATTACGCATATTATCAAAATTCAGGTACCGCCCCCACGGATAAGAACTGGGGGTCATATCAGTTTGTCTCTTTAGCAGATATAGTAAATAATTTTATGTTAATGTATCAGGGCAACCATGAGCTTATCAATAACATTGAGCGATATCAGATTTTATTCCATGCTAAAAGAGGCATACAGGAATTGAATTACGATGCTATGAAGGAGATTAAAATCCTTCAGCTAGACATTAGCAATCAGCTACGTTTTGTTTTACCTCCGGACTATGTGAATTGGGTTCGTATCTCTCAGTTTAGAGATGGGACATTATATCCTTTATCAGAGAACATACAAACAAACTGGGCCTCTGCCTACCTACAAGATAACAGCTCTAATGTGTTGTTTGATCAAGACGGAAACGCCCTGAAGCCACAGGATTCGGAGCTGGACCTAAACCAGATGACCGCAGCAGCCAAGAGCATATATCTAAACTCTAGCAGCCCTTACAACAATTCCGAAGGGTGGTGCATCGGCGGCAGCTGGTATTTTGACTACGCCGTAGGAGCGAGGTTTGGATTAAATACAGAGACAGCAAACGCAAATCCTACGTTTACAATCAATAAACAGTCAGGGGTGATAAACTTCAGCAATATATTAGGGTCTTCTTCCGTGGTATTAGAGTACGTCTCAGACGGCATGGAGTCCGGTATAGACTCAGAGGTTCATCTTAATAAACTTTTTGAAGAATACATATATGCCTATATAAAATACTCTATTTTAAACACTAGAGTGGGGATAACAGAATATGTTGTTAATAGGTCAAGAAAAGACAAGTCTTCTCTATTGAGGAATGCGAAAATAAGACTAAGTAATATACACCCTGGCAGACTCTTGATGAATATGAGAGGTCAGAATAAATGGATAAAATAGCATGCCAATAGTTACAACAAATTTTATTGTAGGTAGGATGAATAAATCCGTGGATGAGAGACTTCTTCCTCCCGGTGAATATATCGATGCTTTAAATATTAGGTTAGGGGCCACAGAGTCTACGGAAGTAGGGGCTGTTGAGAATTCTAAAGGCAACGATCGTTTGACCACCCTAGAATATGGGGGGTCTGCGTTATCGGCTGCGACAAAGTGCATAGGAGCCTACGAAGATGGCGCCAGAGAGACCATCTATTGGTTTGTCCATGACTCAGCAAATACAGTTGCTCCAGGAGGCAAGGTAGACCTCATAATTTCTTTTAACACCACAAGTCAGGTCCTTCAATACCATGTGGTCTCAACATCAGTTTTAAATTTTGACCCTAATTATCTAATAACAGGTATAGATTTAGTAGATGCTACGCTATTGTTTTTTACCGATGATGTTAACCCCCCTCGCGTAATAAATGTTACCAGAAATTATGTAGCCCCCGTAGCAAACGTAGACCAATTTACAGAAGAGGCTATAAGCGTTATCGTAAAGCCCCCGGGCTTTGAAGATGCCGTGGGCAGCAATGTTCCGCTGACTGTTCCTACAGTAGAATTAGTGACCTTACCGGGTAACGAGAACTACATGGAAGAGAGGTTTATATCTTTCGCCTACAGGTATAGGTATTTAGACAACCAATATAGTGCCACGTCTCTATTTACTAAGCCTGCTTTTTCAGCAAGCGAATTTAATTTTGATACAAGAAACTATCTAAATACAGGAATGGTTAATCGCTATAATGGTGCGATTATAGGCTTCAGCACCGGAAGTAGTCTGGTTAGTGAGATAGACCTGCTATATAAAGAGACAGGCTCTAACATTATTTTTGTAATAGAACGGTTTAAAAAAGAAGACTATGGGTGGGCTGATAACACCACTAAGACCTACTCTTTCACCAACAGCAAGATATATACTACCCTAGGCAGCGATGAGCTTCTAAGGCAGTATGACAATGTCCCCCGTCTAGCGAAGGCTCAAACGATAATGAGCAATAGACTGATCTATGGAAATTTCACAGATGGATATGACTTTAAAAGAGGCAGCGTTACGGGGTCAAATATTTCTTTAGACTACGCAACCAGATATATCCCTTCGTCTGTTGACCTTAAATCCCTCCCCGCAGGTGCGCCTGGGAATGGGGTTTCATACACCCTTTCAGGGACTACAGAGGCTATAGCTAACTCTAAGATAACATTTGACTTCACCGATCTTGTAGGTAAATTATTAACTGGAGCCGTAATAACTATGGGCTTTAATATAGAAAGCTCTAAAATAACAGGCACCACCACCACGGCATGCTATATATCTAATGAAGATTTCAGCACTCCTGAGTTTTCATTATCTATCACCATAACCTTAGACCAGAACTATACTACTGTTTACGATTTTCTGATTTCTTCTCAATTTGAAGAGGCTATAGGAACAGGAACTTTAGCAGACGGCAGGTATGAGCCTTTAGCCACCGCTGATTTAGGCAGCTCGTTAACCGATATATTTAATAACACGCTGACGCCTCCGGCATACTCTTGTGTGTTTACGAAATTCAATAGCAGCATCACAGATGCCACGGCGCAACAGGGATTTGCTTTAACAGGAGTTACTCCAGGGTCAAACACTTTTGAGATACAGCTTATTGCTATGCAGTATCAAAATATTGACGGAGCCGTTACCTCAAATATGTTTGAGTTTTTTAGATTTGTCTCAGGGGATGCTTTTTTCTCCTCAGATAATGACACAAGCAGCCTACATAGCAATAGAGATTATGAGGCCGGAATTGTTTACATGGATGATTACGCGAGGTCTTCTACGGTCTTAGTGTCAGAGTATAATACTGTATATATAGAGCCTAAAGACTCTGTCAATATAAACTCTATTCAGGTTCAAATAAGCAGTATAGCCCCCTATTGGGCAAAGAAATATAAGTTTGTTCTTAAACCGAGTTTAGGCACATACAATACTATTTTTAGCAACTTCTATTATGTGAGGCCTAGTGATAATATGGTGTTCTTTAAGTTAGAAGGAGATAATGCAAATAAGGTAATAAAAGGAGAGACGTTAATCGTTAAAGCAGATGTTAGCGGAGCATTGACCAGGGTAGAGAAAGTAAATGTTTTGGACGTGACAGCAGAGTCGTCTGACTTTTTAGCAGATGCCGGAGAGCCGGGCTTTGCAGACACTAGTCAGCTGGCAGGGCTATATATGAATGTTAAAAATCAGAACTTTAATATTTCTATCCCTGACGATTCGGTCATAGAGGAAGGAAACCAGGAGGCTTCTAGCATACAGGCTGGATGCGCGGGATCAGGGCAAACAGCACAAAGAAGTATCGGGTACCCATGTTTCACCACTCAATACACAGCAGGGGTCATAACAGGAACAACAAACTACACCATCCCTGAGTCGTCTGTTATTAGAATTTCTATCAGAGCAAGTAGAGAAAATCGGATAATTGGATGTAACGCAAAAGAGTGGCTCTGGGAGCAAACTTATATTGCAAGTCAGGATTATGCCGATTTTAAAAAATGGTATGACGGAGATAATATAAATGTTACCACCGCTTCTCCGGGAGACCTTGGAGGAGTTCCGGATGGAGGAGTCTATTATCCCGCATATACAACTCCGACCGTTCCTCCAGTTCCCTTACCATATAATTTTGCGGGGAATGTTACATGTGTGGCAAATAAAATAGGAATAGGCTTCGCTCAGTCTATCCCGGGAGATGCTACCTCACCTTTATATTTTGGTGTAAACAGTGGTATCCCAGGGTGTACCTTGCATCAGATGTCTACTATTGAGGTGGATATTAAAATACTTAGAGCAAATACTTTAATGGTATTTGAGTCTGACCCTCAAGATGCAAATCCAGATTTATATTACGACTCAAGTCAGATGTTTGATATAGACGCTAATGGAAACCACCTTTCAGGGACAGACATTGACCTTGGAGACCAAGACCAGACAAGCACTCAGGATGCTGTCGTTAATTTAGATTTTGCAGACGTATATACTTTTGGAAATGGCGTAGAGAGCTATAAGATAAAAGACCAGCTGGCGGCTAAAAGCTTTCAGCTAGGAGAGAGGGTGCTGGCGGTATCTAACCAGGACTATAAAGAAGCAGATAGATTTGAAGGACTCACCTATAGTGGTGTCTATAGCAGCAACTCAGGAATAAACAACTTAAATGAGTTTAACTTAGGTTTAGTAAATTTCAAAGACTTAGAGACATCCTACGGCCCTATACAGAAGCTGCACTCAAGAAAGACCGATGTGCTGATTTTACAGGAAGACAGAATATCTTATGTTCTGTTAAGTAAGAATTTATTATCTGACTCTGTTGGCGGTGGTGCTATAACATCTATCCCTGAGATATTAGGAACACAGATAGCTCGCCTTGAAGAGTATGGAGTCAGCTTTAACCCAGAGAGCTTTATCTCCCATGGCGACAACGTGTATTTTACAGACTCTAAAAGAGGCGCGGTATTAAGATTAACCGGAGAAAGCAAGGGCGGACAGAGCGATCAATTATTTGTTATCTCTGAGTCAGGCATGAGGTCTTGGTTTAGAGAGGAGTTTTATGATAATTTAAATAATCAAAAGCTCGGGGCTTTCGACCCTTATATGGATGAGTATGTGTTGTCGATGAACCAAACGCCTGTTCCGATGCCTACTCAGATTGTTGCTTGCGGGGCGCAGATTAGTAAGTCTGCCCTGCCTTCCGGAGAATCTTTCTCTTCTACCGTAGATTACGGAAATGTGATAGGTAGTGTTCCGATAGGATATATCGTCAGTATAGGATCAATTACAATTACTGTAGCATGGAACGGAACTTCTGTAACAAGCGGCACCCTCACAGGAACAGGAACATACAACTGGTCTAAAACATTAAATACTCCAAACAACGCAGTGGTCACGGTGACTGCCGTCAATGTGGCTTCAACATTTGTTGTAAGCTACAGCTGCCCGGATCAGTCAGAGATTACAGTTGTAAAAGTAGTTATCAATTCAGAGACTAACGCCAACAAATATATTCATGCAGAATATTTTTGGGAGAATTCAAACAATATAAGCCCTGTAGATAGCGACTTATGTAAGTTTGGAAACTCCAACCTTATTGCATCTACTTACGATGCCCAGGTGGGAGTCCGGTCTTTAGGGGTGTTTCCTTTGAGCGGAGTGGACTTAACCATGAGGTCTAACAAAATAAATTTTGATGATTACGAGTGGAAGTACCCACAAGATAATTTTAAATACTTATCCAGCAGCACCTTATATGCTAACAACCAGGCAGATATATCTTCATTATTAGCGGCGTCAACAACGATTGCAAACGGAAGCGTTACTAACCCATCAACGGGGTTATACCAGGCTAAAATTTCATCGTTGTCGTTACCTGCTGGAAATCAGTATCTGTATTTAATCTATGACTATAGGATCACGTCATGTCAGACATTCTGTTATGACGCTTCTGATTCGGCTGCAGCATGTTGTGACTGCACTATTGCTTGTGTAGCTTTTAATTGCAGTAACATTCAGCAAGACTCTTCTATAATTTGTAACCAGCCATTGGTTAATACCTATTACCATACAGGCACAGGAGTCTATCCAGTAGTCGGTAGCTTTGTATACTCTTCTCCAATATGCGTTAGTAGCCAGGCGGTTCCGCTGCCATCGGGATATTATAAGTCCGAGGCTAATAAGTATATAAGAATAGGAAATAGCGGAATAGTAACCGAACTAGTAATTTGTTAAATATAATATTATGGCATCAATAGGAACGTATTGTTTTGATGGAACGAGTTTTTCACAGGCATCATCTTTATATACAGATGCAACTTTAACAACATTAGCTCCTGACGGGTATTACTCTCAGGGTCAGACAGTTAGAAGGCAGCTAAACGGTGTTTTGCTAAATGCACAGGCATGTACTGCCTGTTCGGTGCAGTGTGGATCAGGGGTGTCTCTGTCGGCTATTGCCGGAAACGGGATATTTAATTTTGACATCGACCTAGACAATACCACGGGTGCTGTGGTCTTATATTTCTATATGGGGACTTCCGTGCCTGACGGTGTCTTGACCACCTATGATGGTGTCATATATAACAGGCTGACTGCTAAAAACAACCATAACGGAGTGGTCCTGCTGGATGGAGCTGGAGCAACCGTAGACTACGCAGGCATCTTAAACCAGGCGTCCGGACTGCCGACGTATGTAGGTAACCAGAACGCCGCTTTGGTAGGCAGCTATACCAACACTCCTGGGGGTTCCTGTGTCCAAGGAGACAAGCCTCAGAACTACTCCTTAATTTCAGGGAACTACACCGCTCAAGGTACCTATCAAGGTATGACGGTGGTGGACAACCAGGTGGGGTACAGCTCTGATGCAAGCACTATACCCTCTCCGGTATTTACTTTGGTTGTTCCTAAAGCATCGGTGACACCTACCAATATCAACTTAAAAGTATATGCTCCATTATGTAGCACCTCGTTTGCGTGGGAGATAGGATGCCCCACCTCTCTGCCGACGTTTACCGCCTCTGTAGCGCAGTCTACGATCACCTGTGCGGCAGCTACCACCTCATATTACTTCATACAAAACGCTACCGGTACAACGGTGCCGTTTACGGTGGCTACCAATACCACTCCGGAGATAGGCAATTGGGTATTTGAAGATGTTAACGGAAGCGTATACTTGAATGACACCACCGTAATACAGTATTATATCATAGGCAACAGCACATATATAGGCGTGAGGAGTGGTGTCGTGGTATCAGTAGGAGGGTGTACTGCAAACTACACCATTGACGACTGTGGTACCGCGTCAACGTACACGATGGCTAACAGCTTTTCCTTCGCGTTAGGAGATGTTGTCCAATACCAGGTGGGTACTCCCGGTGCTGGATTGATATACTGTGGTACGGTAACAAACATAAATTCAGGAGGCACAGCAGACGCTACGTTATATAGCGCTACGGCATATTCCTGTGGAGACGCTGTTCATTGTGCGTGATATTAATATAAAAATAAAAAGTAATGCCAAACTATACATTATCATATAACACAGATTCAACAGGAAGGATGGAGGGCCAGTCGATTGGTGGGTGGCCTTCTTTCTACTCTTACTTCCCTGACTATATGATCGGAATGAATAGTTATTTCTATAGCTTTAGCTCAGGCAATCTATGGAGGCATAATACTAATGAGACACGCAACAGCTATTATGGAGCGACATATAGCTCTACTATTACAAGCGTATTTAATCCGAAGCCCTCAGTAAGCATTAAGCTGTTTAAGACCTTATCGTATGAGTCTACTACTACTGTTGCAGACACCAACGAAGCGAGATGGGCATGTACGGAACTAACTACCGACCTTACAGATGGTCGCCCTGGGTCTATGCTAGAGACATACTTTGAGCAGAAAGAAGGCGAGTGGTTTAGTTTTATCAGAACAAATGTCGGCACAGTAAACTGGTCGATGCGCTCAGCCAACGGTATCGGTATATGTAGCGCAGTCACAGGAGCGGCAGCAGCCACCTTAATTGAGTTTACCGTCTTCCCTGGGTCTATCGTTAGTATAGGGGACTTAATATACGCTGTAACTTTAGACGGCGCAGGGACAGCGACTACAGCTCCTGTCTTAGCCGGAGCGATTACAGCCGTAGGCCCTTTAAGCGTTACAGTTAATGTAACAGACACAGTCCCCACGGTAGGGAAATATATTATGTCTATAAAAAATAGCCAGGCCGAGTCCCATGGTGCGAGAGGATATTATTTGCAATTTAAGCTAGAAAACGATTCAACAAGCCCCGTTGAAATGTACTCCGTAGGCAGCAGCGTCATGAAAAGTTATCCATAGAATTTCGTTATATTTGTAGCATGAATTTGGATATACGACCATTAAAAGAAGAGGATTACGAAGACATTTTATGTAAGTGGTGGAAAGAGTGGAATTGGACCAGCCCTCCGTCAAGAGAATTTTTGCCAAATAATGGTACAGGCGGATATATCGTTTACGATGGTGATACCGCAATTGTAGCAGGGTTTCTGTACGATACCAATTCAAGCGTTGCATGGTGTGATTGGATTATTTCTAATATAAATTATACCGATAGAACTAATAGAAAAGAAGCAATAGAATTTTTGATTAATACTATTACAGAATACGCAAGAGGATTAAAAAAACAATATATGTACGCAAACAATACAAGCCAGCCTCTAATAAATATTTATAAAAATTTAGGCTATAAACAGGGCAGTACATCTATAACAGAACTAATAAAAACTTTATAATGGGATTAGAAACAGCAGCAGCAATTGGAGTAGGAGCGCAGGCAGCAGGTTCAGTAGTATCTTTTGCTCAATCGGTTAAACAGTCTAGGCTGGAAGAAGAGGCGATAGCCCGCTCTAAAGAATTTATGGCTAACGCCAGGAAGAAAGCCGAGAAAGACCTTTATGCAGGATTAAATGTCTCTACGGAAGCGTATGATGCAGCCTTTGATAACAACCTTCAGGCGCAGACACAAAACATTCAGGCTCTGCAAGAGGGAGACGCCAGGAATTTAGCTGCCGGCTTAGGCTCAGTGCAGCAATCCGCAAATGCAGGCGCAGAGAACACTCGTCTATTGCTACAGAAAGACTTGGAGGCTAATGCTAGAATGAAAACTGACTCCGCCTCTGCTATCAATCAAGATTTAAAACGTATGGATCTAGGTGAGGCAAAAGACTTTGGGCTTCGAGCAACAGACGCAGCCACAAATTCTGCCGCAGCATTTTCACAAGGGGTATCTGGATTAGCGGGTATAGGGACATCATCAGCTGATTTGATACCTCTATTTGGGAATCGAGAGAAGAACGCTATAATCGCACAGGATGCCCTAGCCGCAAAGAATTTGGAGATAGAAAGGCTCCAAAATATGATTGCTGACATCAAAGGATCTCCCCTTGGAATGTCATACGTAGACTCCCTATAAAATAGATAATACTATGGCAAACGAATTTACTAGAAAAGAAACTGTTGCAGACTATCAAACCTATGCTGGGCAAAAGGATTCCCAGATAGACTTCTCAGCAGAAGCAGATAAGATCACTACAGCCGTAAAAAAGGTTGCTACTGATCGTGAAACTAAAAAAAAGAAAATACAGACAGAGACTGATGATATCCTTACTCAATTAGCTAAAGCTGAAGCTTATAGTAGTCAGACAGTACAACAGACTGTTTTAATGCAGGCAAATAACATAAAAAGAGATGTTTTGCAGTTTTATAAGGATGTGAAAATAGGGAAAAGGAAGCTCGCTGACTACCAGGCTTATATGCAGACTTCAAGAGACAGCATAATCAAATCAGGTATCGCGGCTAAGCACTGGGAAGAAAATTTCATAGAACAGCAGGCAAGACAAAAACTTGGTGAGGATGGTATAAAAATAGCTTCTGGAACGGAGACATACATAAGTCTCAATGTATTCGGGGATAATGTATTAAAAAATGCCGTGCCTTATTCCTCTCCTAGTGGTGAGGAGTTTTTAGTAACGATGAACGTCGATGAAAATGGCAATAAGACAATGCCGGATTTTGATACCGAAAGACATAAGTATAAACCTGCTTCGTCAATGCCACTTTGGCAGACTTATCAAGATGATGGCAACAAATACGATATAGCTTCTTTAGTAAAAAAGTCAAATGCAAATATTGGTACTTTTATTACATCAAATATATCTGACTATACTACAGCGGCTGGTGGAGGAGTTGTCATGACCAGAGAGGGGGCGCAACAGATGGATGAATATTTAAACACCACAGACGGCAAAAAAGCTTTTGATTTATTGATGGAAGAGACTGTAGCCGTTGTCCTTAGCAGTGATTTATCTGTTGCTAACGCGTTGGAACAAAGGTCCAAAGCAGGACCAGGGAAGTATATTATTGCTCAAACAGAGAAGGAGTTTAGGGAAAAAGGAGGTACTGATCTATCTAAATTTTTAAGAATAGTTGCAACGGACAAGCCGCCGACCTTCCCAGATTTGACTGAAGAACAAAGGAATGTTGCTGCAGGAATGGTTGAAAGAGAATTCTTAACTCAGCTAGGTCAGTCTACAACAAACACCAAGGGCATGCCTGGAACACCACCAAGCGCATCTAGAATACAAGCTACCCAGATCGCAGAGAAAGAGAAAAATCTTGCTATAGACCTAACGGACACCCTGCATGACGCAATAACGGCAACAAGCCCACAGCAGATGACCACCGCAATACAAATGCTACCATCTTTTAATTCAACTATACAAGGGTCTAAAGAGATAACTCAAACTATTAATGAGGAAGAGGTAGTGACAGGTGTGAACATAATATATAATGATGGCTCAAACCCACGAAAGATTTCGTTTGGTGTTATTAATAAAGACGGCGACTTCGAACAGACTCCCGTCTCTGAGTTGATACAGACGATGTATGGATACTTTTCTCCTTCTGGTGGTGTAGGAGCAAAAGATGCATTAAATTACTGGAGAGAGACAAATCAAATTAATGAGACATACAATCCAACGACTGGCCTAAGAAATACAGGACAAAGTGAATATAGAGGTCCA